CGGCAGAACTTATTGTTAAGTCTTGATTATAAGCTGTTTTATATCCAGTCCCTGTTATCGTTGATGGCGACACACAATGTTCAATCCCACCACTCAAATCTCCACCTGTTCCTCCATTGCTTGTATCTATCGAATATCCCATTACCGAAAATTTAACTACATCTCCTGAAGATGAATCTTGCCCAAACCATACTTTTACAGAATCTATAGTTATATTAAATGGAACATACCAAATTGATTGTACCAAATCATCAGCTACATTTCCACCTGACACATCATAAGTTGTCGCAGGAGATGAACCTGTACCCAATTCTATTACAGTACTTCTAAATCTACCACCTCCACTTTGAGCATCTAAAGCACTCCAAGTATTTGCAGATGTAGGCTTTGCATTTACAGATGTATAATGAAATTGATGAACACCTGTATTTACATATTGACCCAATGCTTTTACTGCTGTATTTGTAGAATCTGCTTGCAGTAATGTACTTCCTTCATAAGATTGCACTCTTAATGCTGTTGTAGTTTCAGCAGTTGTTGGTCTTATACTCACTATATCGTTTGCCAATCTTAATGCTGAATTTTCACCATCTCCTGATTTAACTGTTTTAATAACTGCACCTATTCCATTATTACCATTATCTATTTGTAATAAATCTTTATATGTATTTGCTATTGTTTTGTTTTCTAAACTCATTATGTATATTCTCCTACTACTGTTACGGTTACATAAAATATTGAAAGTGTGGGATCAATAGATATTTGCATAATTTCACCTGCTGAATATGTATTAGTTTCTCCACTAAAATCAAATGTATAAACTGTATATATATCTGTACTATTATATCCTATTGTAGACATATTTACTGTTACACTATTAGACAATGCAGAACCATTTTTATATAACCTCATAGATGTATTCCCTGCAATAGAACTCGAACTACTTGCTCTTGTAGCTTGTACATATATTGTAGTTATTTTAAGATCGTAAGGACAAATAAAATTACTATCATCAGTAGTGTAGTCTTGTAAACTTGATACTTCTCCTGTAGCACCCCCTGCTAATGGTATATATTCAAGATTTGCACCACCATGATAAAAAGCAGATGATCTATAAAACTTATCTACACTTATACCACCACTACCTGAATTATCATCTACATATTTTTTATTTGCTATTTCTCTATCTTCAGTAGCTGTTTTATTATATAATACTTTATCTTCAGAAATCTCTAAAGGTAGATTTTTATCATCTACTTTTAAAGGTTTTACATTTTTATCAAGATGTTTTTCTAAAGATATATTAGGCATTATTTTACAAGTTGTTTTCTAATTATAGCCCAAGCTTTGTCGTCCATTTTATTTTTAGACGATGCAACAACATGATCTAATACTGCAACAACTAATTTCTTTTTCATAGCTTCAGTAAAAAGCATTTTAATCACCATCTTTATGATTACTACCATCTAACTTCTCCTTCTTTATTATATGTTTATGGTTTACCTCGCAATATTCTGGGCAACTATAATCGCCTAATTTAGCACCAAACTCTAATACATAATGTAACGATATAGCAAAAATTATAATAATCAGTTGTTCATACAACTCATCTCTCTCTTTCTCTCCACTCTTGTATTTTTATTTTTAATGCGATATAGCATATAAATATTGGTATAGATATAAAAAAAGATTCAAAGATAGCAATTAACAATTTCATTATTGATTTTCCCAATATCTTTTACGAGCCTTAGCTTCAAAATAATTATCAGTAGAATCTTCTGGAGCTAAAATATATTGATTATTTATTAAATAAAAATCATCTTCTTCCCAACTACATATTAATCCTTCGCTATCATAATGATCTTCAATTCTTGGGTACATACAGTTTAAACCTTCCCCAACAATAGTGAATGATATAGCATAAATAAGATATGTAGTAAAGTCCACTACTTTTTACCTTTTTTTAATGGTTTATCATCTCCCCAAACAGGATTAGCAGGAGTTTTAGACTCCATTTTCACACCATTACCACCAATTTTAATTTTGTTTCTATCCATAGACACTTCCATATCTTTATTAGATTGATCTTGCAAGTGATGTACTAAATCTTTTGCAACTACAGCCAAAGGATCCTCAGGTGCAGGAGGCGCCACCATTCCGTTTAAAACATTAATAAGACCAATTGTAATTGTGGAAATTAGACCCGTGACCACAGCTAATTGACTTTCACCTAAGAAATAAGCAGAGGCAATAAGCATACAAGCCATTATAAGAATGGTAGGTACAGAAAATACACCTACCCAAAATCTTAACTTGTCTATCATAAGTCTTTTGGCTGCCGCCCGTTCTTTTTTCTTTTTCAGTATTTCTTCTTTACTTAGAGCCATCTATAACCTCTCCCCATACTGTTGTTCTACCTTTTATTATTTCTACTACTTCTACTTTAAAATCTCCGTTTTTAAACCAATCAACTATAGCAAAAGCATGATTCCAATTATGTAAATTACCTTTTAACCATGCATTGCTTTCTGAACTCATATCTTTTAAACAACCAAGACTCCAAGCACTTTGTGTTCCACCTAAACCTGTTTCAGTAAATCTTTGAAGATCATGTGTATGTCCATATATAATATTCTCTTTATAAGAGCTTAAATGCTTTTTAGCATGATGTATAGGAACATAATCTCCATGTGTAAAGTTTAATTTACCTATTTTTAATTTTTTTCTCGATACATACTTCCAATATTTATATCCTCTTTTATCTAATTTTAATGCTGTCTCAGTCATAAAAGACGGTAAATATGGGTGTTTATTTACAAAGTTATCTAACCATAGTTCATGATTACCTTGTATAAAATGTCTTTCTTTGCAATTTATTTTATCTAAAGACTTATCGATAATATTCATACCTTTATTAACTTGTTGAACCTCTTTATTCAACATAGGTATTAATACTTCTAACGGAGGTTTTTCTTTATTTTTCCAATAATGACTACTAAATAATTCCCATTCTCCTGTATCACCTAAATCTATATAAGTATCAGGTTTTACTAATTCTATAGCTTTACAAACAACATTTATAGCTTTTTTGTCAGCTAAAGGAAAGTGTTTATCAGGAGTTACAATAGCTCTCTGAACAACACCGTTATTTTTTTTGGTCATATTTTATTTATCAAAAACCCAAAAAGGACACCAATAATAGCACTAACAATACTACCAACGCCTTTAATAAAAGAAACTTCCTTTTCATTTTTACGGACTCTACCATTGATTGCAAGTAAATGTTCTTCATTCTTTTTCAGACCTTCTTTGATATGTTCAGTATCACTTTTAAGTTCTGACAAAGCTCCAATAACATATTCACGATGCTCTTTTTCTTCTTTCATGATTTCATTTGATTGCTAAGTTTCTTAGCCCTGTTTGGTGTTTGCTTAGCCCATAAAGAATCTAACATTTCAACAGATGCCTGTTCAAAATCTTCATTTTCTAAATGTTTAAGCATTTTTTTGAACTTTGATACTCCATTTATTCCAAGTTGATAGCACATTTCATATATTACCTCACACTTATCTTGAGGTATCTTTGCTAAAAACGAGAATTTTTTATTTGTATTATCTATTAACTTGTCTAATTTTTTAATTAGTATCAAATCACAAACTTCTTCATCTAAATCTAAATCTTTAATAGCAAAGCCATAGCCTATTGTATCATATCCTTCAGTACACTTATATACTTTAGCTCTGTATCCTTCGCCTTCTTTTATTGAATCTATTAACGACATAAAACTCCAAAATATATATTATTAATCTGTTTCTCTTACAATAGTTGTATAAATTTTACCTGTTGGTTCTACATATACACTCGAAATAGATATAACTTGCTCACTATCATCTAAAAGATCAGCTATATCTTTAGGTAAAACACCTGCAGATGAGCTTTCTGTGCCTACTAATTTTGTGCTATCTAATGCATCATGTGATAATGTATCTACTGTAACTGCCATTTTTTCTCCTTTTTAAAAAAAGGGGCAGTTGCCCACCCCTTATTTTATTAACGACTAACTATTAATCAAAGATGAATACTCTTTTTTGCAAGTCTGTGCTTGAGTTTATAACTTTACAGCCATAAACAGCATCAGCGGCCATTTTAGTACCCAAATAATCTATTGAATACTCAGACTGCATACGTGGTTTTAAAGAATAAGCCATGTTAATAGCAGTTTTATGTATACAATACCCTGCGGCAGTTTGATTATCTGTACCAGGAGAAGAATTATCCATATTAGTAGAAGCTGTTGTTATATTATTACTAATATAAACAGGAGAACCCATTAAAGTACCACTTGGTAATCTACCCGAAGTAGTAAAACCAGCACCAATTGCGGCGCCTTGAGTTCCAGCTCCAAAACTTGCTAAATTAGCCATTCCAGCATAGCACTCAGGAGTAACTACTAATGACCAATTTGCTGGGTCAGGATCATGTGCCCAAACAGCTCCAAAAATAGATTCTATCTCTGCTGTTGTTGTAATAGCGCCTGACAAATCAATTGAATTAATAGCGCCATCTGCACTTTTACAAGAGTCTAATAAAGCATTTTCAATATAATCATCTATTGCTAAAGCTATACTATAGCCTAACTCATTTGAATACATACTTACAAGATTATAAGATGATTGAGCTGTCAACAAATCTTCTATTAAAACACCCGCAACAGTATGTTGATCTATTGATAAAGTGTTTTCTGTTACAGCACTTGCACCTGTACCCCAAGTAATTGCTTCTTCAGGTTTTTTGGTACCTGATGCTATTTCATTTATCATTGGAATATGTACAGTATCGCCTTTCATTTGACCACCTGTACTAAGGTCTCTTGCTAATGATCCAAATACTAACTTTCTTTTAAAAGCTAATTCTAACTCTTTTTCCCAAACCTCTGGGATAAAGACACTACCCGCAACAGTAACAGCAGGACTTTGAGCGGCGGCTACGGCACCACCCGAATATATATCAGTTGCCATTTATTTTACCTTCACTTTCTAATTTTAATTTAAATGTTATCTAAAGCTATTGACTATTTGTTCCCAATTATTTCTTTTATCTTCTTCACTAAGTTCATTATAGTTTTTGACAACTTTCTCTGAACGAGCAGTACCTGGTACTGGGTTAGGGTTATTAGAAGGTTTATTAATTCTTGATGCAAAATATTCAATAGTTTCTAAATCTTTATTCTTTAAAGCTTCTCTATCTTCATCTGGCAATTTAGCTAAAAGACTTTCCTTCTTGCTTGTTTTATAATCGTTCCACTTTTGAGCAATTTCCATTGCTTGATCACGTTCTGTTTTGTATTTATCAGCAAGTTCTCTGAACTCCTGATTTTTTCGCATTTTCTTTTCAGCATCTGTTTCCATCTTGCTTTTCAACGATTTGTTTTCATCTTCTGCTACTTGTGCCCTGTTTCGAAGTTTTTTTGCATTTGCAATCTCCGAAAGATAAAGGCTTTTATAATCTATACTCTCATTGCTCTCCTGAGCTGATGATTCGTTCATCTGAACGTTATTTTCTTGAACCGACTGGTCTACCATTAAAAATCTCCTATTATTTTAACGTTAATAAGTTACGTTAATGTAAAACGTAATAAAAAACTTTTTAAGCAATGCCCATAAATCTTATTTGAACATCTGATAAATATAATTGCATTTCTTCATATACTTCTTTAGTAATAGGTACTAAAACCTCTTCTTTTATGTCTCCAGCCAAGTATTGTTCTTCTATTTCTCTCATTCTACTTGTAGATTGATCTATTTTTTTTAACAAATCTACTATTTCATCTACAGAATCTAAAAATTTACGTTTATTTTTGTCTTTTTTTGGCATTATTTTAACCGCCTTTCCATATTTTGAAGGGCTTTTTGAAAAAGAGCTTGACGTTTTTTGCCATTTTCATCAAATTCTTCAGGAACACCATAAAACTCTCTTGTTTTTTGATTCCCTTCGCCTTCATTGTGAATTTCAGCATAATTTCTACCACTTTTACCAAAAACTTGTGGTATTTCAGAGCTTACTGTGAATTTTTCAGACTTTACAGATATGCTATTAACCATAGCACCTGTTTTTTTCAATATTGGGGAGCTTACATAAGGACCACTTTCAAAAGGGTTACCTTTTATATCTTTTCCGAGAGAATTTATACCGTTTTTTAATCTTGTTTCGAGACTTGATGCAAAATCAGTAATAAAGTTTTGCATTTCTTCTTCAAATACTTTAATCGGATTCTGTGCTTGTTTCTCGAACTCCAATCGTACTTTCGTTTTCTTTGCCATTTGAGTTTATTTCTTTATTTTTTTCTATTATTTTCTTAGCTTGACTAAATGATAAATCTGTATTTTCTTTCATTAATATATCAACTTCCGTAGTCAAACCATGCTCTAAATCCCAATCATTCTTCATAATCATTTCTTGTAAGCTTCTTGGGTATTCTGGCTCTTTAAATTTAACAACAAATTTTTCTTCACTCGGCAAAGACACACCATTGTATTCTGCTATAACTTTTTCAAGTTCATATATTTCATGCTCATAAACTCTCCAAAGCTCTATATCATCTTTATAATCTTCTGATCTTTCAAAATCTTTTATGATTAAACTTATTCCTGAAGGCATTTCGCCACCTTGTTCAGCCCAATGCACCCATAAATGATTAGCTTGAGCTACAATTTCTATTTGAAATTTTATATTATTAACAACTGCATCTAAATCACCTTGTGGACTTGCTATTCCAAAATTACCACCCTCAGGTAAATTTAATATTGTATCAGAACCAACTCTTGCAATAGGATCATCAGAATATATTCCTGTAGCAAAAGGTTGTCCAAACATTTGGAATCTAAGACCAAGTTGCATTTCTGTCATTGTTATGTTTACGTGTTCATTGCAATTTATAATATCATTAGCACCTTGTACAAAAAAACTATCTATTTGATCTTCTCTATGTAAAAATACAAATGGAAGAGTATTGTACGGATTAGGAACCTCATCTACAATGTTACCATTCTCATCAAATATGACTCTAACTTCCGAATCAAAATATACATATTTCATGTCATTAGCATAGCTAATATCATCAACAGGTTGATTGAGAGGGTAAATTAAAGCAGAAGGATTGTAAGGATCGCCATCATCAAAAAATGGATTGAAATAATAAATTGGCTGATATGTAAAGATTTCTTTTTGTTCATTCCAACCTACTTGTAAAGCAATCGTACCAAGCAATCTTGTCATTCTTTCTACGTGCTTAAATCTAACATCTTTATGTTTTGTTAATTTTGTATATGCATTGCTTACATTTCTATCAGGTTTAATATTGTAAATTCTTGACATTTTGTTTATAAATTTACGAGTTATATTAGCTTGATAAGTTGGTACCTCTTGAAAAATATCAGGTCTAAAATATTGTTCGATATATTGATCTGTAGATGTTCCAGAATAATAATCTAAATGTTTGATAATTTCTTTTCTTTTGTGTTTAGCCCAGTCAAGCTTTAAATCTTGAATAGACTCTGTTATCATTTGTTTTGCTAAGTTATTCATCTTTGAGCTACCATTAATTTGTGTGATTTAATTGGAAATCTATTAAGAAAAAAATATCTTATCATATCGCAACCATGATCATGATATCCATCTTTTTTAGGTACTGCTTTTAAGTCTGCACCATCTTTATGTTCAGGGTATCTGTAATTTTCTAAATCTTCGCACAGCCCTACACATTTTCTATCTAAATGCAAAAATCTTTCTCCTTCAGCATTTTCTATAAAACCTCTAACATGAGATATGCTACCTGTCAAATCTCGACTCACTCTATCTCTTATTGTTCGTACTACAATGCCAAACTTACGAAATATTTCTATATCTCCAAGCCCTGATTGTGTAGAAACATTTTTACCAGCAGGATCACCGAAGTAAGCTTGTATGTTATATCCACGTGATTTTATCATTTTTGCAAGTTCATCTGTCTTTATATTTTGTTGATGAACAATTTCATCAAAGATATAGATATGCCATTTACCATTGACATAGCTTGTCTGAAAAAACCCTACGGCTGGCATTCTAAATCCAAAGTCAATACTGCAAAAAGTAGGTAGAGACGGATCGTATGGGAAATGACCCATATCGAGATCCCTATCAAATGGATATACTCGACCTTCAAGTGACGTAAACTTAGCACCGAACTCTTGTTCAAATATTTCTTTTGACATATTTCTCTTGGCTTCTAACAAGAACTCATCTTTATTACCATCAGGAAATGCAAATTGATTTTCCCAAGACGGAGAATTAAAAGAATACCACATTTTATCATCAAGCCCAAGCAAATACAAATCATATATCCAATTATAACCTTCAGGAGTTGTTATGAAAATGCATTTACCTTTACGATCAGCAAGAGTTGGTCGAAGATACATATCCCAAACTTTCTTACTAATTTTAGCACATTCGTCAATTACAAGTAAATCAAGTCCTTCTCCAACAAGTGAGTCAGGGTTATCTCCAGATTTACCTTCAAAAACACTACCCCATTCAAATTCTATGTATTGTTGTTTGTAAGAAGCCCTTCTCGTAGGCATTTGTTTACGTATAATCAACTCATTCCATATTTCTCTAAATACTTTTTCAGAAGAACCATACGTTGGAGCTACTACCCAAGCACGTTTATTTGGTTGTGTAATTAGACATTCTATTTCTTTTGATGCAGATACAGATTTACCCCATCTACGACCACAAACAGCAACAATAAATCGAGAGTCTTTAGTCGGAAAATGCAATCGTTCTTGACCACTATGTGGAGTATAGTCAGTAAATTGAAACCACTTTTTTTTATATTCTTTTTCTGATAAGTTCATTTTTGATATTCTAAAAATAATAGAAGAACTATTCTTTCTCCATTATGTTTTGTAACCATGTGTTTATTTAATTTTTCCTTCTTATTGCTACGATAATGCAATGCACTTAAATAATGCTCTTTCTTGTCTACAGTATAGTTTGACTTATCTAATTTAAAAATCATATCACCACCTTTAAAATTAGGATCAGATAATAAAATAGAAACAGAATAATCACACCAAGTCATGTGATCGTTTGTTCCTGTATCGTAATGCCAATTATGACCATTAGGTCTTTTCTCTACTTTCCAATAACTGTTATCTTTTAAATTAAACTTTATATTTGTAGCTACACGAATTTTTTTTACTACGTCTAAAGCTATCCCATCAAATACTTTAATTTTCTTACAAAACATATCTTTATTGCTCATAAGAGTCTTAGCATCTTGCTTTGTAATGATGTTTGAAATTATGTTCATCTAAAAAAAGAAAAAGAAAAGAAGCAAAAGAAAAAGAAAAAAATAATAGACTTATATACTAAAGTCAAGTTTTTTCTTCCAATTTTTCCAATTTTTTTAACCAATCTAATCTAACCTTCTTACTATGCCTACCAGGTGGCAATAAATCTAAACCCACTTTTTTAGCTCTTTTTCTAATTTGATAAGCAGAGTTTTGTTGTTTAGCAACACTTTCTTTTTTCATAGAATGACGAGTATAGTTAGATAATTTAACTTTTTCATTGTCCATACGTTTTCTTGGATTGTCGTTTCTTTTATCTCTTTCAGGAAGATTAACGTTAATGTCTGAAACTGTGTCTGCAATAGAACCAACTTCCTTTGCATCTGGAACAGTAAATTCAGCATCTTCAATGTTATCAAGCTTTAAAAACTTTTCAAAAGGACTTTCTACAGTAACTCTCACTTTTTTTTCTAATTTTCCAAAATGTTCTAAAACTAAACGTCCAGCATAAACATTACCACACTTAGCTTCCTCAATCATAGCTTTAATAACCATAGGTAGCTCTTTTCCCGACACTTCCATGTATCTCTTATAGAAAGCATCAAGAAAGTTAGGATCAGCCATCCAATTGTTTATAGTTCGCACATGAACATCTACAACTTCAGCAACTTCATCATAAGTTATATGGGGATTCTTAGAAAATAATTCAAGAGCATCTAATTGCTTTGTATTAAATTTCACGATATTTGACATAAAACAACTTACGTTAGATTCACGTTAATTAGCAAACTTTTTGTGTCACACGTATACCCGCACTTCGGAAAAATGTCATACGCCTATGGGTATGTAACAATTTGTAACAATCCTTGCAATAATGATCCGGGTGCCAATAGGTTATGTCAAGTATTTTATTGTAACAAGATGTAACAGAATGTAACAAATCTTGCATAATTCGAAATTGTTTTTCATGATCTTGTCAAGTAAAAAGTTGTAACTAAATGTAACAAATTGTAACAGCTGTTGTCTATGTTTTAAAATGTCTTTAATTTTAGATAGTAATTAAATAACAAATAAAAGAGTCACAAAATAGACTCAGAAAGAGACAAAAAAAAATGAATAAAAAAGTTATCGATAAAATAGTAAAAGAATCTGAAAAAAGATTTTTAGAGACTAACAAAAGAGTTAAAGAAGATGAGATAATCAAAGCTTACTCGATTCTGTTTGATGATGAAACAATTAACAAATTGTTAGAAACATTAACAGAAAAAAACTTGTTACACATTGCGAAACGTAGACACAAACGTTTAGAAATTATCGAAGAATTGAAAAAAGAAAGTCAAATATTGCTTGACAAAGTTTTTGAAAAATATCAAATTACAGATCAAAAAATTAGATATGTAGACGATAAAAATAACGAGATAGTGATTCGACCTCGCTTCGCGTTTCCTACGATTAAAGAAAAAAAGTAAGTAGAAAAAACAATTAAGCGTCTTGAAATATAGACGCTTTTTTGTAATTCCTAATTGAGACTGAGTCTCAACCTCAGGAGTCAAAATTAGAAAAAAATCGAGATGCCGACTTGCTTTTCCGATTTGCTTATATGGAAGAATATACGAAATTTTTTTTAGACAATAAAATAGGAGACACGAAATGTTTTGGAAAGAAATGAATACAACCGAAAAAGTGGAATATGTAGTATTATGGTTGTTCTTAATAGGCTGTATATATTTAACCTCAGATATATGGATAGAATTTTACCATAGATTTAAACAGGTATTTTAAGGTATATTGTTACATATTGTTACAATATTTTTATAGCTGTATATATATATAAATAATTAAATTTAATTGTAAATTAAATTTTATAGAGACAATAAAAAAACAGGAGGCAAAATGATAGAGACAATCATGAACGGTTTAGTAGCTTTTCTAAACTTTCAACCTTTCGGTAACTATGGCGTTATGAATCCCTTATCAATTAGGATAATTCATATATTAGGCTTGTATGTTTGTTATCGATTAATGTTAGGAGGATTAGATAATGGTAAATAAACAAGGTCAAGATTTGACGAAAAATGTATGTGGTAAAACACGTAATAAACAAAACCCTTACGAAATTTGGCAAAGTGCTGATGGTAGTTGGGAGTGGCGTGTACTCAAGAAGTACCAAAAACCTGCATTGGAAAAAAAGAATCCTTATGCTCGTTGGTTTTGTGCTGTCAAGAGTCCTTATACATTCGGAACTTATGATTTAGGTGATGTGTATATCTCCGAAATTACGAAAGTTGCTAATTTAACCTTTATTGACGAAATACAATTGGAGGATCATTAGATGACTAATATTAATTCGCCTTTTATGCGAGATTTGATGGAGGAAATCAATGACAATACCTATACAATGGTAAATGGTATAAAAATGTATCCTTCTATATGGAATATGATGTTGTCTAAACGAGACATTTATCTATATACAAAGGGTTTGAGAATCCATCGACACTGGAAAGTTAATTATGTCAAGAAATATTACGGAATTAAAGGTACCAAAAAAACATTGTATGGCAATTTTATGAAACTTTACAACGTAATACAGGAGAGCATATGCAGTTAAATAGAAAGGCAGTAAAAAAAGTATGTGAGTATTTAGACGGTCACACGATCTTTGATCCTGATCATCTAATTAAAGATGGTTTACCACAAGAATTTGTGGAAAACTATACAAGAACTTTCAAGTCAAACGGAACAGGAAAAGGCAATATCTATAAAGATGGCAAAGTTTTAGACGAACTAAAAGGTGTATATGGTCTACATATACTACAAGCCATAGCAGATATTGTTGGAGCTGATTACGAGACGAAATCGGGTAGAGGATTTCAAGCAGAAAGTTATAGAAAGGGTATATTAAAACGAATAGACGAGGTGGAGCAGTAGTTTTGTCTCCGATACGAGGGTGTGAGTTGTTATTCCTTTCGCAACAAGCACCCTTGTGTTGTCTTGTCAAAAAAACAAGGAGAATAAGTTGGAAAAAGATAATATAAAAACAGATCTTAGGAAAGTAACCGATCTTTCTTTTATATGTGATTGTGCCTTTTATATGATGAAAATCATGAAGGAACAAAACGTAAGTAACCCTAAAGATGTGCATATAGGCAAATCTTTAAGTTATGACTATATAATGGAAAAGATAGATGATTTAAAATATAAAGCGAATTCCTTAGAAGGTGAAATTTCTAATGCCTATTCTGCAATAGAATCTGCTGAATTGGAAATGGATAATATGCAATCAGCTATATCTATTTTAGAGGAATCTACTAACGATCTACTGAAGGAGAATAAAGATGATAGAGAGTAAAAAACAGGCTTTAATTAGTCCACCAATAACGATCCCTCATGAAGGGGGATCTTCTTATGCCTTTAAAAAGCTAACAGAAAACATAGCTTCCTATGAAATTATTAATGCGATAGTAAGCCAAGTCGATAAACTATCCTATATGAATAATGACAAATTTAGCCTTCATGCCGGAGCAACTTATATAGAGATGCAAAATCCGAGCCGAGACTTTGTCAGGGAGATGAGAGCCTATGTTAATGGATTCAAAAAGTACGTTGCAGATAGTGGTGTATATGCCGACGTATACGAAATTTCAAAATGGAAAAAAGAATCAACTCAATATGGATTAAAGATGTGGACATGGATTAAGTTAAATGTCAATCCTGTAAATGAAGATTCTGATTTCGATTCTACTACTTGGATATCAGTAGAGTTTCGTTGGGGATTACCTGAAAGTTGTAAGATCAAGTACAAGGAAGAAATTCAAGATGTACAGAATCCTATAATAGAAAGTGATGAAAATGGTAACAACATAATTCGTCAAAGAGTATCCGTATTCGACAAGGTTGAATGTAGTGATAAAAGCTTTCTTAAATCCAATCCATTCTTTTTAGAGGAGAGTAATATTGACTGATCAAACCCTAATCACAACCACAATCTGTATAACTACCGTTTGGGTAGTCTATGCAATAGTAAGACTTGCAATAGTCTATATCCAAAGGGATTCATTCGAATCTGAAGAATAATAGCCAACCAAAGAGCCTGAAACTTTTTCGCACACTAAAAGGAGTAGGGCTCGCCTCCTATGAATAATAAAACCTGTTTTACCTGTATATATCAAAAGGTAACTAAAAAGGATAGAATAGGAAAGTGTGCTTATTTCGAGAAGCTTGGGAAAAAACCTAAGCCTATACCAATAGAAATAGTCGATAAAGGTTGTAAACTTTATAAGGATAAATCATTGCAGGATAATGAATTATTTAATTATATCATGGAAATTTTTAATGGAGAAGTTATAAAATAAAGGATAATAATATGAACAAACCGTATACAAACGTTATAATACAACAAGGAACATACACAGATAAGCTTATATTAAAGGCTAACTCAGAACACCCTGAACATGATTTGGTAGTGGGTTATATTCAGAATGAGACAGAAAAAATATTTATTGAGAAACCTTTTCGTGACAAAGGGATTACCTTGCAAGAATTTGAAATGATTTTATATGCCTGGAGAAACCTAAATAATGCTAAAAAATAATTAAAAATATTACTTGTTTTTTTAAAATAATCATAATAAATTTAATTATCATATTTTTAAACAAAAAAACTTATTGAGACATGATAAAAATCGAGGAAATATACAGCAATTACATTGATCATCTTTCTGAGGAGTGGAAGAAGAATAACCCATCGGACAAGAAGATGTATCGTGCATCTTCATCGGGTATGTGTTCGAGAAAAATATTCATTGAGACTTGTTTAGATGTAGAGCCTACAAATCTCCCTAATCGCAAAACATTTCGAATATTTCGTTTAGGTCAAATTATCCACGAGGATCTGCAAAATGCAATTGAGCTGGATTCTAAAAGAAAAAGAAAAGAAGCAAAAGAAAAAGAAAATATATATATCAGGGAAAATTTTATTGAAAAATACATTGAAATCCCTGAGATCAATGTTCGAGGGTATATTGACTTGGTTGTTCGTATGAGTGATGACAAGGTTTATGTCTATGATTTTAAATCTATCGCATCATATCCATACAAACTCAAATTTGGTAGAAAAGCTAACAGAGAGACTGATCCATCTATTCATCAAGAGATGCAGTTGTCCATTTATGGTCATGCAATTCGTGAGGAATTTGGTAGATTGGACGGTCTGTTTCTTGTCTATTACAACAAAGACACATCTATGATCCGTACAACAGAGGTTTCAATGGATTATATTGATCATTCTGTTGATTTTTGGTATGGTGTGAATAGGATACACAAACAAGCAAAAGCTTTAGATACATTACCACCATTTTTGGACGGTGTATCCCCTGTAAAGAAATGGGAATGTAGCTATTGCAATTACAAAGATTATTGTGAGGAGAGACCATAATGATTAAATATAGTGTTATGTCAGGGAAATTAAAGGGTATCCCTGCTTTAAATACATCGCCCTTAAACAACGATTTCTGCAAGGCTATGAGTCAGAAAAAAGATAGTATTTGTGGTAGTTGTTATTCAATTAATATGCTAAAAACATTTAGAAAAATGTGTGATGCACCATTTCAAAAGTATGGGGAGTTTTTAAGTAAAAAGATACACCCATCAGAATACTTACCAAAACCACCAAATGCATTGTATGTGCGATTTTCTGCACATGGAGAACTAATCAATCTTAATCATACTATTAACCTGTTTAAGATATGCTCACTTGCGCCAAATACGACTTTTACTCTATGGACTAAACGTAAAGGGTTGGTATGGAAAGCTATAATGGCTATTGGCAAGCCAAGTAATTTAATATTGGTTTATTCTGCTGTGAAATTAGATGAAGAAACTAATGTGCCTATGTATTTTGACAAAGTTTTTATAGTACAAACTAAAAAAGACAACAAAACTAATTGTTTCGGCAATTGTATTGATTGTCTAAAATGTTACACAAAAACAGACACAACAACACATATCTACGAGGAGATAAAATGAGCAAAAACAATATATATTTATTAAAAAGTGTAGGATCATATATCGATAAAGAGGGTTTTGTATATGCACAAAACGATGACAATACACCTTGTGATTATCCATTAGGGAAAGTACAAGTTCAAGACGTATGTCCAGAATGGTATAGTAAGCTCAATGCTACAGATAGCAAGAGAGTTAGGAGTATTATAGATGCTTTATAAGGAATTATTAGATAAGTATGATAAAGATGCTTTATCCTATGAAGATAAAGACCTTTTAATTTGTGAGTTGCAAACATTTTTGGAAGCTGTAATGAATGTGAATAAAGAGTTGTTGAGTATATTAGAGATAGCACGAGATCCAAATCATAATCCAACATTTGTTGCTAATAAGCTAAAGGAGGTTCCTTATGGAAAGAGGTAGTTGCGATACTTGCGAAGAAAGAGATGGTGTAATTAGAGAAGGAACAGAATTGTTTTGTTGTACTTGCTATACCAAGAAAATGAGAGAAGATGGCGACTATGATGATCGCTACATAGGTTTATAAAAAGGAGAATAAAATGCCAGTTAAAATACATGGGAAAGAATATTTCACGGTAGCTGAGAGATTGAATATACTTAAAGAGGATTGCAAGAAGAAAAAGATATATTATAGTCTTGTTACCGATGTTATTGGAGAGTTAGATGGAACTTGTCTTATAAAGGCAAGAATTACTTTAGCAGATAAAGAAAGAACAATAGGTGTTTATACCGGTCATGCTATGGAAAAAGAAACGTCAAGCTTTATAAACAAAACAAGCTATGTGGAGAATTGTGAGACATCTGCTATAGGTAGAGCATTAAGTAGTGCCGGTTATAATGGTAGTGAGTTTTGTAGTGCTGATGAGGTAGCTAATGCGATTAATAATCAGAGTTCTACGAAAAAAGCCTTAACTGATTCTGAAATAAATGAAATAGTTTTAATCCTTGATGACATTAATGATAAAGATTTTACAACCAAGATTATGGCTCAGATTGATAAAAAAGAAATCAATAAATCTAATTATAATCGTTGTCTTACGAAATTGGATAAAATGATAAAGGATCAAAATGCAAAATAAATCTGATTTGGAAAAGTTTAAAGATATTGTTGAGATTATAGACAATATATTATTTGGTAAAAAACCTGTTATAAAACAGAGAAAGAAAACAAACAAAAAGAAAAAGGAGAAAAAACATGGCAAACGTATCAGAAATTGATATAATGACACCATCTAATTATTATGACCCTAAAGAAGATAAATCGCCTCAACAGCTTGTTGCAGGTAAATATAAAGGTCATATTACTCAAGTTCAAGTAAACAAGAGAGATATAGGTGGTGGTAAGTATATGGCTAAAATCTTTAACTTTGAAACAGAGTTAATTGATGAAGGCTTTAAAGGTCGCAAAGTATGGTCTACAGGAATATTTTATTTCTTAGCACCAAGTAATGGCGATACTTTTCAAGCTAATCCAGGTGGCAATGGAAGATACCTAAGTTTAGCTAAGGCTGTTGGTATTGATTGTAAGGAAGTAGAAATCAATGTCAATGGAGAAAAGAGAATGGTAAGTCAATTGCCCGATTTAACTGAAGATGATTTATTACACAAAGGAGTAAATGTTGTAGTAGATTTTGAAAAACCTTGGAAAAATACAGAGGGAGAAACTGTTAAAAGGTTAAGAGTTAAAAGTGTAACTACTTGGGAAGATGCACCTGTATATGATGTTGATATACCATTTTAAGGGGAATAAATGAAAGCAAAATACAATAAGTGGGTAAAGGTTCTTATGTTCTTAAATGATTTTGGACTCAGCAAAGAAAAAGTGATGAGTTTAGGAAAAATTTCAAGGGCAACTTTTTATCGTTATAAAAACATAAAAAACTTCCGTAAATTACATAAGAATTAAATTTGCTCCTTGATCGTGTAGTGAAAAGTGGCGAGTAATAAATAAACATTGAAATATGATTTAGATTCGGTTTCTATTAGAATCCCTTACTCTACGTCTCTCAAAACTCTAATAGGTTGTCCGAGTCTCTCGCCAACTTTTCTTTAAATTTTAAATTGGAGAAACAATGACAGAAAAGAAAGATAAAAAAAGGCAGTACAATAAGATAATTAAATCAGATGATTGGTTTATAAAGGATTCATATACTAAAATGATAAAGAAATATGAAACAATGTTAGGACAACAATCTGAATATGGTGTTATTATAACAGAAAATTTTATAATGACCTTAAAGAAAAGATTAGCTGAAATACAGATAAAAGAAATAAGTAATTTTATTGCACCAATAAGTCAAAATTAATTATAATATATGCAATGAGAGAATTTATAAATAACACTATACGATAAAGGAAAATATGGCAGAAAACTATCGAACTGATTCCAAGATAAAATTTTGTAAATCTTGTAAGAGAGTTTGGTGTTATGGTATTGCCAGAGAATCAAGATATTGTTATGATGAAAGAAAAAGAATTATATATTATTCTGAAATTCCCTCAATAGGCAAGAAAAGACATACTTGCCCTTCTTGTAAAGATCAAAATATAAAGGAAGTTTATGAGTGATTTATCTTTATTTCAACACGAAAACAAAACAGAGGTATCTGTATCTGTAGAAACAGATGAATATACAGAGTATGCATCGCAATGCTTTGACTATGAGTTTGATGGAACATCTAAGTTTAAATTGTGGGGGATCCCTAAAATTCCTGATGATTTTAAAATAGGGCTTATAGTTGGTCCAAGTGGATCAGGGAAATCATCTATGTTAGATGAATTTGGCAAAGAAGAAGAAATATCTTGGAACAGAAACAAAGCCATTGTATCGCATTTTGAAAACCCTGAGGTTGCTATTGAAAGACTATCTGCTGTAGGATTAAATACTACTCCGTCTTGGATGCGACCTTATCACGTACTATCAACAGGAGAAAAGTTTAGAGCTGATCTTGCTCGTAGAATGAAAGATAATGCTGTTATAGATGAGTTTACATCTGTAGTAGATAGAGTAGTAGCTAAAGCAGTTTCTCGTTCTTTAAGACGTTTTGTTGATCGTTCTGATATAAATAAAATAGTTATAGCATCTTGTCATAGAGATATACTTGAATGGTTACAACCTGATTGGGTATTCGATACTCTTGATGGTAGTTATGCACAAGGGAGGTGGCTTAGGCGACCAAAAATCACCATTACAATCTATCGTGGAACGACTTCGTTATGGACCTTCTTTGCTCAACATCACTATTTAAGTAATGAGGTTAGTAAGGCTGCCAGATGTTATGGAGCTGTATGGGAAGATACTTTAATAGGGTTTAGTTCATCATTACCTTTACCATCAGGAACAGTTAAAAATGCATATAGAGAGCATAGAACTGTTATATTACCAGACTATCAAGGACTTGGCGTTGGGCCAAGATTGTCTGATGCAATAGCACAATTGCATATAGATGAAGGTAAAAGATACTATTCCAGAACTGCACACCCAAGATTAGGTGGGTATAGAAATGAATCAAAAAAGTGGAGAGCAACAAGTTCTTCGGGTAAGATTGTCAGCAAACAAGGGAAATTTGACAATTGGAAACTTGATACAAGAATATGTTACTCTCATGAATACATAGGAGAAAAAACAAATGAGAGAAAAGACTTACAAGGAGATGACAGAGCCTAATGCTGTAGATGCTGAATTTGCTCTGCTTGGAGCAATTTTAGAGGACAAAACATTATTAACAGATGTTCAAGTCTATGCAAATACCAAGACATTATACGATGAAAAAAGTGTTTTGTTGTTTAATATTATCAATAAGATGGAAAGAAACAATGAACACGTAGATATGATAACCGTATGTTGTGCCCTTTCTGATGATGATAAAGAGCAAGGTGTTAATGAATATTTCATAACAGGATTAACTAATTCTAATTTAACACGTGAAACAGCCATTGTATATGCTAAAAAGATATATGAAAAGTATCTTGTAAGAACGGTATTAGAAAAAACCAAAGATATTCAACAAGAGGCTCATGGTAATAAAGATGTATTTTCCTCTTTAAATACTGCACATAATTTAATAAGTGAAATGATATCCATTAGACCTGGTGGAGAATTTAATATTAGTGATGAGATTATGAACGCCATATCAAGTATTAAAAATAGTAAAGAGAATCTTATAAAAACAGGATTTAAATCTATAGACGATTTATGTGGTGGAATGACAAGAGGAGAAATATCTATTATAGGTGGTAGACCTGGTCATGGTAAAACTACAATGATATTAAATGTGCTTAAAAATTGTGTTGATGCAGGGAACAAAGTGTTAATGATTAATAGAGAAATGACAAACGTAGAGATGCTAAAAAAGCTTATTACTCTTGAAAGTGAAAATCTATCTTATATGATGATAAGACAAGGAATATTTGAAAATGGCGATGTTGAAGAAATAGAACGTACTAAAAAAGTAATAGAGGAAAAATACAATAAGGACAGATTTTTAATGTTCGATAAGATATATAATTTCTCTAATGGTGCAAGTGAAATAAAAAAGTTTAAGCCTGATGTAATTATAGATGATTATATACAATTAATTAGCCCTGAAAATGGAATAGATCAAAGGCGACTACAATTGGAAAAAATTGTAAATGATTACAAATGGTTAGCAAAGAATAATAATTGTGTTGTAATTTTAGTAAGCCAATTAAATAGAATGTTGGAACATAGGGGAGATGCTAAGCCAAGATTGTCTGATTTAGCTGAATCAGGATCAATAGAACAAGTGGCTGAAAATGTTATATTTGTTTATTATGATTATAAGATACATACCACAGATAGTAGATTAGGACCAAATGTTATTGAGGCTATATGTTCAAAAGTAAGATATGGAAATTCTGGAACTGCAAGATTAGGATTTAATGGAGACAAAGCAAAATTATATCAATCAATAGAGGACTTTAGAAATGCCAAAAAATAACCCTAAAAAAAGAAACATAAATGTAATAGGAATAGATCCTGGTGCAAAAGGAGGAATTACACTTATAACTAAAAATGGTGTAGTTTCTAAAAAATGCCCTGATACTCCTGAAAAAATGGCTGGAGAGTTTATGAATATGCTTGAACAAGTAGATAGCTTATCAAATACAAAAGTATGTATGGAATTTGTTCATGCTTTTCCTACTGATTCAAGAAGATCAGCATTTAAATTTGGTACTAATTACGGTTTATGGAGAGGCATTGTAGCATCTTATGATATAGAGTATGCTGAGGTTAGTCCTCAAAAATGGATTAAATATTTTGAAATAGGCAAATTAACAAAAACAGAAAGAAAAAGAGCTTTAAAGGAAAAAGCTATAAAGTTATTCCCTAATATTAAAGTAACATTTAATATAAGTGATTCATTGTTAATAGCTCATTATGCGAAGGAGATGATGTTCTAATGAATATGTTTAAAAAAGAAAATTGTGAAATATGCAATGCTATTGTTCAAACTATAAATTGTAAATATAAGTGCTATAATTGTGGTTATATATCAGGTTGAAAAACACCAAAGATTGATCGGTCTGATCGTAAAAAAGAGGTAACAATTTGAAAAGTAGTTTTGCAAAGCTAAAAAAGAATATAGGTAAAAAACAAGGGTTTAGAAAAAACTATGATAATATGTATTCAAATAGAAAGTCATCTCACAATAGAGTTCAAGAAATGGCTTTAAAAGCAAGTGACAATGGTAGATGTTGGTGGATATATAAGTTTTTAATGTCAGACCCAAAATTAACAAAAAGGTAAAAATGAAAAAAGACGTAGCTATTAAATTACATGAAAAAGCCAATGAGGTTGCAATGATGTTTAGTATGGAGAATAGATCACAAAATCATAATAATGAGAAATTCTCTGTATGTGATATTGATCCATTAAGTGAAACAACTGCTTGTGTTACATATCAAAAAGATACAGGCAAAAAAGCTTGTGGTTTTTTCTTCTTTCTAACTGTATATAAAGAGTGGAGATATTTTTTCCCAACTGATGCACATATATTAGGAATGGAAAAGTTTAATCATTTTAAAGTTAAAGTGGAAAAGACTAACTACCCAAAAAACTTTTAATTACCAAGATTCTTCTATATTAAAAGCATATTTAAATACAGATGGCCCAACTTGATCTACTTGTAAACTATTTTCTTTTAAAGTAGCAATACAAAATGATCTTGGGTGAAAACCATAATAATAACCCACAAGTGTTTTATTTTGTTGAAATATAAAAGGCAAAGAACCGCCTATTGTTCTATCCATAAACTTCATTATATTATCTGTATATATATCGCCTGCATTTGATTCCATATCTAAATTCCATAATAATTTATCTTGTGAGGGATATATTTCTTCTGATGTTAAATGTGAAAATTCAAATTGCCATTCACGTCTTGCTTGATAAGGTGAACCCATATACTTGCCCATAGAATGATTATATAAAGATCCGTTTGTGCTATATGCATAATCTTCGCCAATCATGTAACTACCAAAATCTGATATTGGAAGCATTTCAAAAGGTGGAACTTTATTACCATTTATATCATAAAAAGGCAAAGTATAATTTATAGATGTATTATCGTAACCTCCTATGCCTCTTGATTTTTTTACTCCATCATATAAATTGTTTTGTTTTATAGTCATAATATCAGGACTATTAGAAAAATCTATTTTAGATCCCATAAAAATAGCACCTAATTGTATTCCATTGTCTTGTGTAAAAGCTTCCCAACCATTTTCAGGAGCATGAAATGTTATTAATATAGAATTAGAATAAACACTTATTTCTGATAATTTTACTGAATATATTGAAGAACCTTGATGTTCTGGGAATTGAATTTTTTCAAAATTTGCACCATCTGATGCATTAGATATAGCATTTAAAATATTAGAACTAATTAAACTGTCGTTATCATCATAGCCTAAATCTTTTAATTGAAAATATCCTTCTCCCCATGATAATTCAGGATAATTATTATAAGAACTTAAAGATATAGATCCTTCCCCAGGATAAGTTTGTACAGAATCATGATGATGTTTTGTAAAGCCTTCATTTGTTATTCTATTTAAATTGTGACCTAAAAAAGCTATATAATCTATATCTAAAATAGATAACGGTGTCTCAAGCTCTAATGCAATTCTAATATCACTATTAGCATCATCAGGAACTATTCTAACAAAATTTAAAGGATTACCATCAAAAACTTCATATATACTTTTATTACCTTGTATTGTCCCATTTTCTAACAATATTCGAGGTAGATTAGCATTTTGATTTGGTCTTTTTCTGTTATGTAAAACAAAATTTACAACATCAATATAAAATGATGGTTTTAATATAGATCCATCATAAGATGTTCCTCTTCTATTCCCAGGTGTTCCCCCGCCTGTTTCGTATTTTGATGAGCTTTTATTTATCATTTCTCTTTATTATATCCTTTAATAATTTATTATCATTTTTTGGAGAACTTGTACTTTTATTATATGAGTTTCCTATGTTTAAATTAGAATACTTTTCATTAGTTGTTGAGTACGATCCTTTAAAACTTTTATATAAATCTAAACCATTGCTAAATATTAATTTGTTGTCTTTTGTTAAAACTACGGGATTTATATCATATCCTATTACAGTAGCTTTTGTTAATTCAAAATAACCTGAATATTTAAATAATGTATAATAAGATGGTATAGGCTCAATTGTATCATACACACCGTTTCCAAGCTTTATATCTCTATCTTGCCCTCCAGATTTTTTATGTAAAGCAAGAGATGCATTTTTTGTTAATGTAAATATAATAATTTTATCTTTAGAGTGTAAAAGTTTCCAATTTTTAGATAAAGTTTTTTGTATTATAGTGTTTTCGTTGCCTTTATAATGTATTTCCATTCCTATAATATTATTTGATGTAGCTAAATTAACTTCACCAAGACCATAAAACATTTTAGGCAAACTTAAATCTTGTTCTTGTGGATTTTTTAGATTTGTATCTATCTTTTTATTGACAACGTTTAAAATATTTTTCATAATTAGCTCAACACATCGTTTATTATTGAAATTATATCAATTATGTTTAATATTCCACTATTATCAGTATCGCAACAAAATCCAAGCAAAGGATCAGGAGTATCTACAGAAAGCAAAATATTAACTAACATTATTATATCTATTATATCAACTATACCATCTTGACTATAGTCTCCTACTCTATATACATGAACATTTAAAGTTTTTACAGATTCTTCTCCTGATACAGATATTGATGTCATTGTTACAGGTTTTATCGCATAAGGAGTTAATTCTGAGTTATCTATATTTGTATATTTATGTGTTATTTCTGTATCTGTTGTTTCTACTATATTACCATCGCCAAAATCCCATATTGTTCTATCAATTTCATGTTGAGTTGTATTTGTAAATACAAGACTATTACATAAAGATTCTAATTTACTTGTCTTAGCATAATTTGAAGGCACATCAAAAGCACTATTATTTTCTATTGTAAATGTTCCAGGAGTTTCTTCAATGTTTCCTAAATTAAAACCTCTATCTACTTCTCCTGTCCAATCATGCAATTGTATTAAAGATAGAGAAACTTCTTTTGTAGATGCTAATGACTCAAATACCATAAATAAAGGATAAATAACTTGACCATTTCTTATAGTGTATTCATCTGAATTAATAATTTTGTTATAAGAATAATCTTCTCCAAAAGCTTTTTTATTATCTATCAAATCTTTAAAATACAAAATATCGCCTACTTCATATTTAATATATTTTAATGGTAATTTTATTTTTATAATAGTATGTTGATTCATACTCCAACCAAGTATAAAATCTCTTAATGCTTTGGCTGTTGCCGTATCTGTTATATAATCAGAATCAAAATTTAATTTAGATAAATCTTCATTTAAACCGTAATAATCAATTAAATTAGCATCAGGGTCATTAATATATACTCTTGACATTTGATCCCAATTTTTAGCACCTGTTGTTTTTCCATAATTATCATTACCATAATCTTTAGAATAATTAACTTGTACATTTGTATATACCTCGTCTATTGATGATCTTTCTATTTTATAACTAAAAATGTCTTGAGCTTTTATTTCATTAAAATATGTCTCTGCTCCACCACTTGAAAGCAATTGATGATAGGTACCTCTAACAGTTATTAATGAAAAAATACCTTTACTGTTAAAATAAGGAAAACACATAGAATTTGTAGATATGTTTTCTAATAATGATTTTGTATCTATTTCTTTATTTACAGAAAACCCTAATTTCCATTGAGATCCTGCAGGTACTACAGAGTTTGAAAAATTAGTATAATCTTGTGTAAATACATGATTGGCTCTTGATTTTTCTATAGATTCTACATCAAATGGTCCCTCTTGTGTTCCTTGACTTCCAATAGATGTTAATCCAACTTCTTCTCCTAATAAATGATATAATACATCTGCAGGGTTTTCTATTAATGAAGATGAATCATCAGGAATATCTTCATCAGGAATAACATATTCACAACTATCATCATCATATATAGCATCAGGATTATAATTAAATGCGAGAGGATCAGTACAACCATATTCATTTACCGGTTGATTTTTAAAAACACTAACTCTTACTGTTTCAGAATAATCTCCATTTTCATCTATAACATAACAATCAAATGCTATTGTTTCTTGATTTAAATTAGAAAAAAGTTCAAATTCAAAAACTGCTTCATTACTTGTATTTGTAATTTGTTGTTGTGTGCCTAATACTTGTTCACAATGATAGCTTGAAATAGCTATTGATTCATCATCATGCTGACTATCTAACAAATTTATAGCACAATTATCATAATTTACAAGATTTTGCCCCTCATATACTTCACTATTTACAAGTAAAGTTGCAACACAATTAGGAACCATTTCATATTCACAACTACCATCATCTATTGTCGCATCTATATTATAGTTAGATGCAAGTTCATCAGTACAACCATATACTACATTAGTTAATGGACCATTATAATACAAAACTTTTATAGCTAAATTATAATCTGTTTCAATTCCTGGATTTCTTTGTATTACTATATGTATATATCTTACATCTAAAGGATCAGCTGGTTCAACATCAAAACCACTACCAGGAGCAGTATCTCCAAAATAATTATCATCTAAATAAACAAACTGAGTTTGCCCAAACCCTGCACTATAAGTTTTATAAAAAACTCTGCCACCATTTATCCAATAAAAATATTGTCCTTGATAATTATATTGCAACCAATCATTACCATAATAAACTGTTATAGATTCTACTTGATTAAAATATCCCTCTAATTCTCCCCAACCTAAAGAAATTGAATAATCTTGTATATTTAAAGGAGCAATATCTTCATCTATTTCATAGCTATAAACAGACATTCCAAATACTTGTTCTGCAAAATTAGAACATTTTAAATTTACTGCACTCCCTGATTGATATGGGACTAAAGTTATTTCATCATAATTTTGATAACCGGTTCTACAATTCCAAAGTTCAGTAGATTCAGTAGTATCAATTAAAATCCAATCTCTTTCTGTAGATATAGGGTTTCTATCTTGAATCCCTGTATAAATACCTAAATTATTATCAACTCTACCATAAACATCTACAAAAAAATCAAGGTCTTTCATCTCGCACAATGTTTTATGAAAAATACCTACTTGCCCTATTCTTAGTTGATAGCCAGCTGGAGTCCCATCAGGATCAGGATATCTTCCCCACACATATAGTTTAACTTTATTAAATTGATTTATATTATCCCATCTTGTAAATCCTGGTATATAGCCCCATGGGTTACCAAATCTATGCTGATCTGCAACTCCACCAAACCAACTAACACCTGATGATGATCCATTAATAGCATTTGACCAACTTTGAGAATAATATGTATCTAAATCTCTCCAATTATATTCTTGACCACCAGAATTTTTATAAGGCAAATTTGTTAGACTATCCCCTGGAGCATTCCAAACATTTGCAACATCGTATGACCCTGACCAACCAGTATCGCTTTCTCCAAATTCAGCAGTTGCAATTAAATCTATATCAATATTATCTGTTCCTTGCAACCATAAACATATTTGAAAATATGCTTGACTAAATATAGAAGGCAAATCTATATCTGAATTTAAATTATATGTTAAAAAAGTTCTTTGACCATAAAGTGAATTAGTTACATATCCTTGAAAATATGCATAAGGATTAGTAATATATTCTTCGCTATCTGGATCTGTATTTTCTATCCAATCTTCATCTTTTCTTACCCCATCATAAGATTTTTCTAAATTATAATAATCTTCAACAATATCTCCTTGTGGTGGGTGTACAGAATCAATTTTTCTTCTTACCCAACATTCTAATAAACCATCACCAATAGGGTTTTTTGTTCTTATAACTGTTCCATCTGCATCTCCACCATCTACATTTCTTTCAGCAAAAGCTGGTAATTCTACACTTGCAGTTTCTTGATCATATATTGTTTGTGGAAATTCTGCATCAGGATTACAATCAAGATTCCCTTCGAAAGTTTCTGTATGATTATTAGGAACCCAAGCATAAGTTTTTTCTCCTGCTTTAACTTGTAAAGGAGTTCTTTGATTCAAATAACCATCACTATTTATTTCTGCATTATCTCCACCAAATGCATATATAGGTTTATTATCTACTTTAACAGCTATATTTCTGTCTGGTTGATAATCCGACTGTAAAGAGCTTGATTCTTTCGTTATTTGTACTGTTGGTGCTCTTAATACTCTTCCATAAGTCATAGGAATAATTTTATTTCTAAAATTTTCAGGAACATTTTCACTATCATCAAGTTTAGATGCAGGAACTTTAAAATCTTTTAATTTTATAGAGGATTCATCTTCTATATTTAATTGCAGAAATGTGCTTGTTTGCTGTATTGATCTTATTTTGCCTGTATATACTTTTAAACAATCAGTTAAACTTGTTCCACTTTGCGATTTTAAATATATTTCAACTTTTAAATTAGTGTATCCACCATTTTCATTAATAAAATCAGAAAAATAATCAGTACCATCATCTGTATGTCTTTTAAAGTTTTCTACTTTTATTGATACATTACTATTTCTCCAAGTTCTTTTAGAAAAAATATCTTTCATATTGATACTTTCTCTAACTCCTGAGAATGAATTTAAATAAGGATAGTAATGATTGTTATCTAAATCAAATTCTTGTGTAGATATATATGTTTTAGGATCAGAATGTATAATAACAAAAGGAACTAATGCATTAACATTAGAATAAATATCTTCTCTAAATATTGAAGGTACACTTTTCATTATGAGATTCCTATATCAGCGCCACGTCTAACAGCTTCTTTTATTGCAGGTATAGCTTCATCTTCTATAAATGATTGTGTCATTACATTTCCTGTAAATGTTATATTAACATTACCACCACTTGGTCCATTAACATTAGGGCTACCTATTGGAGTAACTTGAACACGTTCACGCCCACCCGGATTATCGCCTACCATTAACATTTGTGGACCCTGAGTAACAAAATCGGCACCATATTCTGCTTTTTGTGCTTGTAATGAGCCTATAGCAAGAGCTTTTTGTATAGCTAAAACACCCATTTGTTTATAAAATAATGGTGTATAAACTGATGTAGTCCAAGGATTAGCCATTCCAGGAGCCATATTAGCATATATTTTAAAGGCTGCCGCGGCACCTTCTGCTATAGTAGATAATATTTGCATATTAATTAGCTTGTTATGAGCTTGTTTTTCTGCTTGTTCTTTTTGACTTGCTATTTTACCTAATTCAATATCTAATAATCGTTCATTCTTTATAGTTTTTTTAGCATTTTGTACTTTTAAATCATATTCAGCATTGATGTCTTTCATTCTTGATCTGCTATAAGAGTTCCACAAATCAGTTAATCCCATAACCAATGTTGTTTCTAAGTCAAGTATTACTTGATTGTTCATTTGTGTTTCTTGTATATCAAGACGAGATTGTTGTATTCCTTTTTGTTTTTCAATAGATAATTCAGCAGTTTTATCTATCATATTTTGTAATTGTATTTCTGTAATTTTATCGTATGATATTCCTAAAGTTTGTAAGCTCAGTCTTTCTTTTTCTTGCATTTCTAACAATTTGAATTGCTCATTAGTCATAAAACCTGTTTGATCTGTCAAATTTTTAATATCTTGTATTCGACTACCAACTTCAAGTTTTTCATAAGCTTTTCGCATTTTAATTAATGCTTCAGACTCAGCTACAGTCATATTACCAACATTTTTAGTTATTTCTTCTAATCTTTTATATCTTTCAATTAATGATAGTGTACCATCACTAAGCATTTGTGTAGCTGTTTTTCCTACTCTTAATTGTTTAAGCCATGTTTTAAATTCATTATTTGTTAATGTTTCTATTTGATGTTTTACAAATTCATAATTTTGACCTGTTTCTAATGCTATATCAGCAATAGCAGATTCTTGTGCTTCTTTTCTTAGTTCTTTTATAAGTTTTTTTGAACCTTCTATGCCTTCTTGAGCTAATTTTAATTTGGCTGCCTGATCAAAATGACTCATAGAAATTGTAGCTAAATCAAGACCATCAGTAAGTTTTTGAATTTGAACAGTATTAACTTTATTCATAAGAAATAAATTTGACATTGTTCCTGTTAATCCAAAAGCAATTCTACCTAAACCTTTAATAACTTTGTTGAAATTTTTTGTTACTACTAAGGCGGCGCCTGATGCTACTTTTAAAGTTAAAAATGCTTGTGCTAAAAATAGAATTGTTTGAACAAATTTCTTAGTAGACTCTTGATTTGCTTCTTCTGAAAGTTCTTTTAATGCCTTTGCAACAGATAAAACTACAGGAGCTAAATTTTGACCAATATTTTCAGCCATATCTCCAAATGCATTATTTGCTTGTGCTAATTGCCCATTAACTGTCTGAGCAAGTATATCAGCCATTCCACCAAACTCTACATTTAATTCTTTTAATATTATAGCTTGAGCTTTTGCAACCTCATTATTAGCCATAAATACTTTTATTTGCTCTCGTTGTGATTGTGTAAATACTATACCCACTCTTTGCAGAGCTGTAAGTCCTTTAAGAGGATCGTTTAATGCTTTACCCACTTGTACAGATGCAGATTTTAAATCTGTACCCATAGCAGATGCAAGATCTAATACTGCTTTTTGTGCTTGAGGAAATACATCAGAACCTATTTTTGTAAATGTTAATAATAATGCACTTGACGAAAGAATAACCTCATCTCCAAATTTTGTAACTTTTTGAAGATCAGATGCATATTGTTGTAACTGCTGTCCTGATATTTGTGCAAGTCTGCCTGTACTTACAATTGCTTGATTTACTCTTGTTTCAGCATCTTCTTGTTCACCAAAAGCTTTTGTAAGTCTTACAACACTTTTTTCTACTAATCCTATAGCAAAAGCACCCAACAACATTTTAGAACGTAAAACAGAAAATTCGTTATGTACGTTTCTTAAACCTTTTTGTAAACCTAAAAACCCTCTTTTAGCTTTATTATTTGCATCATCAACTTTTTTTGTACTGTTGGCAGCCGAATTAGCACCAGCCGAATATTGCTTTAGAGCCTCTGTAGCTTTTTTAATTTCTTTACTAAAATCTATAAATATTCTATTAGCCATTACTTACCTTTTTAGCTTTGTTTCTCTGCTTTTCTATTTCAAGCTTTTCTTTTTTAGCAATTGCAGTTTTGATAATATAATACTTTTGGACCCATTTACGTGGATGCTGTTTATAGGTTCCTTCATACGGAGAAACCCCAAAATCTTTACAGTATATATACTGAGATATGTCTTTTTGAGATTGATCATCAAGAAATATGTTTTTACAAGCAAAAAAAGATAACTGATTGTATATAGAAAGCCCTACATCAAAATTATCTTTATTATTCAAATTATAATCTTTTACTTCTTTAGATATTAATTTACATACGTTGTAAACATCTTCTTTTGATTTAAATTCTTGAACAACATACTTATTGTTCTTTTTAACAGGTATACGTGCTTTATATGGAAAGCTATGAAAATTACAGCCCTCACACCAATTGTCTATATAAACATTAAGAGATAATGTGAGGGATTCTATTCCCCCATAAGTTGGGCACCTTGTATAATTACAGCAAGTTCACTTTTTTCTGCTTCAGTCATTTGTTTTAAAACAGAGTCAGAGACCACACCATCGTCTAATTTAAACTTTTTAAAATCACCACCTTTTAAACCTTTTCTTATCCAAGCTGTTCTTGCTTTTGATAAGTTTTTAATGATTTGATTTGGTCCATCGTTTACTATATAAGAAACATCATTACATTCATCTACTTCATCAACAGACATTTCTTTTATTTCAACCTTTCTACCGGTTGATAGCTTGTAATCTGATTTCATCTATTTCCCTTTTTTTATTAAATCTACTTTACCATTTTTTACAAGACCAATATCTTGCCTTAGTCTTGGGACCAGGATTGCTACAATTGTGTCTTGCTCTAAATGATTTTCTTGCTTTGGGGTTGTTTTTTCTTATCTTCATATTTGGATCCCCAAACATAACTTTTTTTACTTTCTTTCCAGCCTTTACAAAGACTTTAAATTTTTTACGACCATATCCAGGTTGACCTTTAGTAATTCTACTTGGCTTGTTTAAACGAACTGTTTTTCCTTTATACTTAGCCATTTCACTTACTTTTTTTCATCTTTTTTTTCTTTTTAGGGCGACCTCTTTTTTTACCGTATGTTCCTTTTCCGTAAGGCATATAATCTCCTATCCTTGTAAGACTTGTAATAAAGCATTTGTTCCACTTTGTACAGATTTAAATGATGCATTCCATTTTGCAAAATCTCCTTCTTCTAAAGCTAAATCAGTTATTATTACATGATTACATAAAAATCCAAGACCTGATGAGTCATTTTGAACTGTTGTATTACTTCCTGAAAGTACATCAGCATCTGAACCTAAATAAAACCCTGCTTTTGTTCCACTTAAAGTTAAAGCTTTATGTTTAGATGCTAAATTTTCATTACTGTCATCATATTTCATAACAACATTACCTGTAACATCAAGAGATGGAACACTTCTTAGATAACTTTCTGGTGTGCCTGTAGCACCGCCTATGTTTCCAAGAAATGAAACTGGATTTGATATAGTCAATGAAAAAGATTCAATTAAAGATTCAGCACCATAAAATAACCCATTTTGTGTAAATTGACTCATATATAAATAAGCTTCAGTATAATCAGTTGGATCACCACCAAAATGATCAGAATTACTATCTTCAAGAGTAGCACCTGGAGGTGTTTTAGTCATAAAAGATGCATCAAATTTTAATCTTCCGCCATCTTCATTTACATCTCCTGAAATAGTTAATGAGGTACAAACACAACCTTTTAAAAGAAATGATGTATCTCCAATAGATTGAGTAGTAGCACCTTGAATACCCAAAGACACTGTATTGTGAGCGCCACTTGATCCTGCGGCATGAGCAAAACTTGTTGGACTATGTTGATATCCAACAATAGCTAAACCACTTGAAAATTCAACACCCATAGCATTTTCTAATAATAATGGGAAAATAGTTGTATCAAGAAACCCTGAAAAAGTAGCTTCAGATGTTGCATTGTTTGCAATACTTTGAACGTCGCCAGCAGTTAATGCTCTATATGAAGAATTTTGGCGTTGATCTGTAGCTTTAATATCATTATAAGTAAAAAGAGAAGGCATACCTTCTGCTTCTATCATTTTCATAGCTGAACTTGCTGTTCCAACAGTAGCTTCAGCTCCTATAGCTATGCTAAATTCTTTTGGCGACCATGCCTTTGTTGATACTGCCATTTTCTACTCCTCTTTTTCTTCTTTAGTTGATTTTGTTGTCTTTTTAACTGCAACTTCTTCAACATATTCGTTAATTTTAGCTGGAATTTCGTCCATTTCAAGTTGATCTCCTACTTTCATTTTTAAAAAAGTATCAGGTAGTCCACCAAAACCAAATCCCTCAGGAAATTCTTTTATTAATTTTATCTTCATAATATCCTCATTAATTTAATAAACATTTTTGTTTTTATAAAACCTATTATTCTTCAATTGGTACATTCCATTCCGATGTGGTTAAAACATTTAATATTTCAGAATGTGTATATATTGTCATATTTTCAAAAACAGATGGAGTTGTCCCATTCCATTTTAATATTATTTTTTCTTCATTAACAGATTTTCTTGCTGAATCTAAACTTGATTGCAAGGAATTTAAAATCATTTCTTTTAATTTTGCATTGTCATAATCTGCTAAAGTTATTATTACATATTTTCTATTTTCAAACATATATCTCCTAACTATGGGACTGTAGATGTTATATCATTTGTTGAATCAAAATTAGTCATAGTTCCATGCAATCTTGTTGGAGCTTGATCTATAATATCAAATTCACTCATATTACCCATAATACCTGAATTGCTATTTAATTTTTCTACTTTAAAATTACTAATTGATCCTTCATATCCTAAAGAATCAGAAACTAAATTAAAAACATTGGTATTTTGTGATCTTAAATAAACAATATGATTACCATTTTTTGTTCCTACTTGACCATTTATAATTGTACTTGAATCTACTCCACTTGATTGTGTTATATTAAATCCACCTTTTACAAAAGATGATATTGTAAAACTTATTTTGTAAATAACTCCTGCTTCTAATGCAGAAGAAACACTATTTTGAACAACTGCACTTGCACTAACATTTGCAGATTTTGTTGAAATTGTAGCTATATTGTTCCCTAAAGTATTATTGACTTTATTTATTAATAAAGTTTTGTCTAATCCCTCTAAATCTTGAGAATCGCTACCTAATCTCCAATAATTAGTAAGATTTGAAGAGGAGTCTGACCCACTTCCTGATGTGTAACTTGAACTTAATAATAAATTATTAGGAACACCAGAATTATATATAGAATTTACTGTATTAGCATTTAAAATTGTATTAAAAATTGATACATCAGAAATATTTCCAGAAAATTCATATTGACCAGTGTCGCCCATAACTAAATTGGCACTTGAATCGTCCATTCTTGTTCCTGAAGGAGTTGAGTCTGTATTAATTCCAATAGCCGAACCATTAACATATATAATAACTGTATTACTTGTAGATGAATTATCATAAACTATTACAACATGATACCAATTATTTTTTTCAAAAATTCTTTGCTGACCTTGAACTTGATAATGACTCCCGCCATCAAATGATTGAACAAATTTTGCTCTCCAAGAATTTCCACTTGCATGATCAGATAAAACAAAATACCAACCACCTACATAAATTTTTTGAATAATTCCCATAGTATTAGATTGTTGAGTTGGTTTTATCCAAAAACTAATAGAACCTCCACCATCAAAAATATTATCTAAAGATGAATTGCTTCCAAAATTTATTTGATCATCTACTCCATCAAATTGACATGATTTTGTTGTAAAAACAGACGATGTATTATCATCAGGAACAATTAAATTGTTAGAATCAGTATCTAAATTTCGTGTTTCAGCATTATCTCCCATTCTATAGAAAAATAATATATTGTCTTTCGAAACATAATCTCCAGAATTTTGCTTAACATTAGTTGGTTTTCCAGAATTGTACAAAGATAATATTTCACTTGCACTTAAAGCTTTTGTCCACATAGTAGCTTCATCAATATAACCAGGATAAAAAGTTGTATTTCTATCTGCCCCTAATCTTATACTACTTAAACTATAATAAGAAGGAACATCCTCTGCCAAAGCATCTGTCATGCTCAAATCGCCTCTTAAAACTCTTGTTGTTCTATATAATTGTTGAGACGATTGTTCATTAAAAACTATATTACCAGTCCAAGTTTGTGTTTCAGGTGTATATGTTCCTACGGTTTGTCCTGATCTGTTTAACCCTGCAGATGAGTGTCCATCACCATATTGTATTTGAACTTGTACCCCATCAACATAAAGAGAATTTTTAACAAAATATTTTGCAGGAGTTCCAGGTGTCACTCCTTCAGCATTTGTTCCCCATACTGCTTGTTCTGCTACCCATACAATGTGATGCCAATTAGTATCATGAGACATATAATAATTCCAACCATTACCAAGATTACTTTCGCCAATACCACCTGTTTGCCCAATTATTCTTATTTGATCAAAACCACTACCATTCCAAGTAGTATTTCTAAAAGCAAACTGAGTTTGATATCCATTATGAGAAAAAATAGCACCACTTGTTTGACCACTTGTTGCATCTGATGATAATTTTACCCATGCAGACATAGTAAAAGGTGAAATATTACCACTATTATAAGGATCATAAGTTGCTGTGCTTTGAAGATACTCATCAACACCATCAAACAACATTGATTTTCTATTGTAAAAAGTTTGCAAAGATCCTAATCCACCCGTTATTAAAGGGTCTGAAGATGTTGTATCTGCAAATACAGCAGAATATTTACAAGTAATTGTTGATTTTGCTACAAATAAATCAGCAATGGTTTCTTCTATATCATCTTTATCATCTATAGATATAGAATCCATTTTCATATCAAAAAATACTCCACCTGTTCCTGAATATGTTCTATTTTTAAATACTAACGTATTTAAACGATCCATATCTCTATATATTTTTTCGTATGTTCTTTCTCTTTCTCCTGCATCTTTTAAATAATATGCAATTTCTATTTCATATTCTCTAATTTCTGATTTATGATGTCTTTGCAATAAGGTAGAAGATATGCCAAACAAACGAAATGATATGTTTCCCATAGGTTTGTAAGATTCTGATATATATGTACTAAAATGAGGAAACTCATTTTTTATGATGTTTTTTATAGGATTTAATACTTTATCCCACCAAACTGTATTATAAGTTATAGGCATTAGAGTCTACGTTTTATTATTGAATTACTAAAAGGGTATGATCTTGACATTTTTATTCCACGTACAGTTGGATTGTCAGTAGGCTCAGACCAACCAAAAACTTCTAATTCATATTCATCGCCTTCAGTCGCTATAGAGCTGTCATTTTTCCCTGAAAATCTAATTTTTAATCCATTACCTAAATGTTGATAATCTCCAGTAATGATTTCTGAATCTACAAGTAAATTATTTTTAAGCTTTACACTATCTTTATTTTGAACAGAAAATTTACCAACACCTAATGCACCACCATCTCCAGTATCTATATATATTTTCATTAAATCATATCCAGAACCTGTATATACGCCTTGTACATCTACTATTCTTAAAGCATTGTCAGCTTGTGGTGATGTAACCTCTCTTAAATTACCTTGTGATGCATCTCCAGATATTTGAAATGATAATTTTGTTTTTCCATCATTTAATTGAGAGATAAGAAATTCAGCTTCTTTTGTAAATTCATTGGCTACCTCTGATGTAGCTTCCATACTTTTAATTAAAAAAGAACAAGCATATAAAGCAGTTAATCTAACTATAACATAATCATAATTTCCTTCTTTATCTTTAAAAGCATCTCTTGGTAATTCGCCATCAAGTCTTGAGTCTATATATCTCGATGCATTTGCTATATATCTTGTTTTTAATGTAGCATAATCTTCGCCTGACTCCATAAGCAAATCATTAGGACTTGTAGTATCATTATAATAATATATAGCATCAGTTGTAGAGTCATAATACCATTCGCCATTATTATTAACATCATCAGCAGATGTTCTTGCAGTCCCTTGATTATTTCCTGCAACAAATAAAGCAGTAACTAAACCAACATTATATGCTACATATTGTGATCCTGTTGCTACATTCCAACCATATATAGGTGTTTTAGAATCAAATTCATCTATATTAGGATATACATCTTTTAAATCTCTATTTGTACAATATACACTTGACGTAGCCATTATCTAAATGCTCCTTGTGACAATTCTTCTACTTTTTTCTTACTATTATAAATAATTACTCTAACTTTTCCATCATTAAATGCAGTTGTGCTTCTTGCTCTTATGCTAAATACTTGATTGTTAGTGTCGTCAGTAATTTCACCTGCAAAAGAATTAAAATAAGCAGATACATTAAATTCTGATCTTGGAGGTAAACCATATAAAGTAATAGCACCTGTATCATACGATATAGTACCACCACCACCAGCTTTTCTAAATAAATTTCCTTCACCATCATCTAACATTATAAAATCTTTTTGTGTATCAGTTGGAAATCTTGAATCATTAAAAGCAAGAATATCACCTATTGCAGGTATATTACCAACATTCCATATAGCTGGAGAACCTGAAGGTGCTAATATATTTATTTTTTGATCTATATGATGATTTCTTGCTGTAAATCTTATGTCACCACCTACAATAGCTATATCAGCTCCAATATTTAAGGCATCCATAGCATCTTGTATTTTTTGCAATACGCCATCAGAACCACCCCATCTTGCATGACTTGCACTTGTTGTTATTGTTATGTCATCATAATTTGTAGATGTACCTTTTTCTGTCATTGTTATTTTAAATTTATAAGCAGTATTAGTAGTTAGCCCTGTATCAGATGCAAGAGATTGCCCTGACAATCCTAATTCTTGATAAGCATCAAATGGAACTTTAACAGCAACACTACCTGGAACCAATCCCATAGGAGATTGAGAATTTCTACCTTTACCAAAAAATGTATTTGCTGAATAATAACCTCTATCATTGGTTGATACTCTTGTATCATTTTGTTCATTATAAAACCATATAGCAATATTTGCAGTATCAGAATGAGTGGCTGCCGTCGTTCCTAAATGTCCTCTTTCTACTGTCAAAACATGAGCATCTACATTAGTAACAAGCATAAGTTCTGATCCAATTTTTATAACATCATTAACTTTAAAATAAGGCCCATCTGATGCAGTTAAAGTTGTAGCAGTCGCATCAGTTATTGCACCATCTAATGTAGTTAAATTTTCAGCACCTGTATTCGAAGGAGCTACAAAAGTTTGTGTATTTCCAGCACCTCCTGTTCCTGTTTTTCTTGCTGCCGATGTTGTATTATATTCAAATATATTTGATGTAGGCAAGACCATATATTTATTAGGAGTTAATATGCAATTAACGTGTGTTTGTGAAGATGAAATATCTGTTCCAACAGCTACAGCTGGAATTTCTAAAGTCATTTCTACAGGAGTTTCAGACACACATTGAATAATTGCACAATTAAAATCAGTAAAATCATTAGAAGCCAAAGCTCCTATATTAAAATTAACTATAGTTGATAAAGTGTCTACATCTTCAACTATATATGTAGAATCGTGAACTATATCAGCTTTACATAAAAAAGAAAGAGACTCTTGATTATCTAAATTTACAGCTACAGTTTTATTTTTAGATTTATTAGTTTTCTTTGTTGCTCTTCCAGACCCGATCATACTTCCGTATGCCATAACTACTCCTATTTATTAAAATTTTTTAAAAAATACTATCTAATTTTAAGCACTTCTTAGATGATAAACAACCTGCATATTTACGGTTAAATCAGCATTTGTTCCATCTTGATGAACACAGGCAACTATTACTTTGCCTGCATTTACATCGGCAGAACTTATTGTTAAATCTTGGTTATAAGCTATTTTATATCCAGTTCCTGTTATTGTTGATGGAGATACACAATGTTCAACGCCACCACTTAAATCTCCACCTGTTCCTCCCATTGAAGTGTCAATCGAATATCCCATTATTGAAAATTTTACGGTGTCTCCAGA